TGATATTGATCAAGTAGAAGTTGATGATTCTCCATGTCCGAGAAAGTATTTTAGATATGGAACTAATTTTTTAGGGTTTTGTCATTTAGATGATGAGCCTGTAAAAGAACTTCCAAGATTAATGGCAGATGAAAGAAAAGAAGATTGGGCTAAATCAACGGTAAGAGAAATTCACGGAGGTCATTTACATAAAAGTAAAGAAATGACATTTATGTCTAGTGAGGGTTACGGATCAGTACAAGTTCGAAGATTGCCTTCATTATGTGCTACTGATTATTGGCATTATAAAAATGGGTATGTGGGAAGGATGAGAAGTTCTTTGAGTTTTGTATGGAATAAAAAAGATGGGTTATCAGGGATCTTTCCAACTTATGCGAGGTTTAAATAATGAATTTTGTAATATTACAAATGGTGTTTTTAATAATTCATGATTTTGGATTACAATTAATGATTGGGGTTAAATGGGCTATCATTATATTTTCATTTTTTGGAGGGTTGCTTTTTCTATTAAAAAAAGCTTTTCCAAATTTGATGAAGGAGATTTAATTTGTCACAGCTCACAGGTTTTGAACAATTATTAATGTCTAAAATAAATAAGACGGGTTCTTTAGATTCCGCTTTTCTTAAGAATTTAAGTCATGGGCAAGGGAATGTAAAAAACAGGCCTTATAAAGAATCTTCTACAGCTTATATTTGTATATCAACCACCGCGAGGGCCATTGGTCAAGTTCCTATTATAGTTCAAGAATATGATAGAGGAAAAGAAAAATGGAATGCCGTTCCTAAAGATGACCCTTGGCAACAATTATTTAATATTCCATTTCCTGCTATTAATATGGGACAGCAGTTATTTATTGAGACTTTGATTAGTTTTCTAATGCTTGATGGTAATGTATGGATTTTTCCTTATCCCCCTGCTCCTAATATAGTTCCTGATGCTCTTTGGATATTAAAGAAAGAGTGGATGACAAAAGGGAATACTCATAATCAATTTACACATTGGGATTATCAGCCGGTTATTGGAAAAGACGCAATTAAATTAGGGGTTCATGAAGTAGCGCATGCTAGATTTTTTAATCCTGATGACCCTATTATTGGACAAGCTCCAGCAGAAGCCGGGGAAATTCCTTTATTGGCGGATTATAAATCTGCTAAATATAATGAATTATTTTTTGATAATGGGGCCGTTCTTTCAGGAGTTCTTTCTACTGATAAGAATTTAGGAGACACTCAATTTGAAAGAACTAAAGCTCAATTTAAAACTGAACATTCTGGATATAAAAATGCTCATAGGTTTGCTCTCTTAGAAGGTGGTTTGAAATATACCGCAATGGGTGTAAATCAAACGGATATGGATTTTGTTCAGCTAAGGGGAATGTCTAAAAAAGAGATTTATCAAATATATGGAATGAAAGAAGCAATTCTTAGTGAAACTAAAGATGTGAATTATTCTACTTTTTCTGAAGAGCGTAAAGAATGGTGGAGAAGTACAAATCTTCCAATGATGAAAATGGTTATTGGGTCTCTTAATTTTATACTCTTTGCAAACACAACTAATAAAAGAGTGGTGTTTGATATAACTAATATTGAAGCTCTTCATGATGAGACTAGTACAAAAGTAGATATGGGACATAAATTATTTAATATGGGAGTTCCATTTAATGATATAAATGAAAAATTCCAGCTTGGTTTTAAAGATCTTTCTTGGGGAAATACTGGATATTTAAGTATGCAAATGATCCCAATTGAGCAAGCAGGGGACCAGCTTTCTGATAAATCACAAAAAGAAAAAGTAATTAAATCTATTGCTTTAGGAGAAGATGAAAAAGAAAAGAGAAAAAAGCATATTTGGAGGAATATCACAAAGTCCTTAGAAGGATTAGAAACACAGTTTAGTAAAAAAATAAATGGTATTCTTTATGAAATGAGAAAAAAAGCTCTTACTCTTCTTTATCAAGGGGAGGAAAAAAATCAAGAAGGATTAATTAAAACTATTGATGATGTTTTTAAAGAAGTTTTTGATAAAGAAAAAGATGCGTTGCAGAAGATAGCCACCCCTTACTTCTTTCAATCTATAGAGGCCGGAATGGCAAGTTTAGAAGCTGAATTAGGGGTGGCTATTAATTTCACTATGGATGACCCTTTTGTTATAAATTTTATGATGAATAAGCCTATCTTAATTAGAAATGTAATTGAATCTGCAAAAGAACAGTTAATTTTAAATTCTATAGAAGCTGGAATAAAAGAAGGCGAATCTATAGCTCAAATTGCTGATCGAATTAGAAATGCTTTTAATTCATCAAAAGGAAGAGCAAATAAAATTGCAAGGACTGAAGTTAATGGGGCTTCTAATTTTGCTCGAAGAGTTGGAATGTCTTATACTTCTTTTGAATGGAAACAATGGTTTACTGCGGGAGATGGGAAGGTTAGAACTGACCATAAAATTATGAATAATGACATGATTAGAATAGGGGAAGATTGGATTCTCCCCGATGGATCATCTTTAGCTTATCCGGGAGATTATAATGGGCCAGCGGCACAAGTGATAAATTGTAGATGCATAGAAACGGTGGCTTTAAAAGGCCCGGATGAAGAATAAAGAAGAGGAGTTTTAAATGGCTGAAAAACTGATTGATTTAAATGGAAATTCTATACGAAGAAAAAGAAAAGATGGAGAAGAGGTAGATGTTCTTACTTCAAATTCCGCAGAAGGTTTATCTGGGATAGGCATAAAATCTATTGATGAAAATAAACGTTTATTAAAGATTATTGGTTCTGATGAAACCCAGGACCGTCAAGGGGATATTGTTTCAGTCAAAGGGTGGAAGAAAAGAATAGATAATTATAGAGCAAACCCTGTATTTCTTTGGGCTCATGATTATGGTTCTGTTCCAATTGCTTCTACCAGTAAATTGCTTTTTAGAAAGAGTCCTGAAAGACTTGAATTTCATGTTAAATTTCCTCCAGAGGGGTTATTTCCTTTTTCAGATCTTATTTATGAATTATATAAGATTCGACAAATTAATACTTGCTCAGTAGGGTTTATAGCTTGGAAGTATGAGAAAATTGATCAAGCGGAACCAAAAGAAGGGGAAAGGTCCCTTTGGTATCCAGTAAAATATACAGAGCAGGAACTTTTAGAATTATCTGGATGTGCTGTGCCGTGTAACCCTTCAGCTTTACAATTATTTTTTAATGATAAATCGTTTAAAGGTATTTCTTATGAAAAAGCTCTTCCTTACATTCTTGGAAAAGAAGCTGTACCAAAACCAGAAAATGCTGATGCCATTAAAGAGGAATTCCATAATAGAGGAGAGGCTGAAGTAATAGATGAAGTTTCTACTCAAGTTTCTTTAGATGATGATTCAATAGATACAATTTTTGATACCGTTGCTACCCCTGAAAGTGAAAGACAGCCTGTGCGTAGAAGGACTGATGATGAAAAACAAAAATCTTTAACTAATTCGGAGGATAATGAAGTGAAACCGGAATCTCAAGAATTCATTATTGGGACTGCTCCAAAAGATTGTGAATGGGATCCAATTGGAGCTGATAAACGGGTTGATGAATGGTACGTAGGTAAAGAATGTAGTGAGTTTTATCGTAAGTTCTTTGGGCTTGAATATAATGATTTTGATTATCGATTATTGATGGTTGATATTATTGATGGAGAACCTAAATATATTTATAGCGCTGTTGAAGGTATTATAAATTTGATTAATGGAGAAGAGGGTCATACAATACTTACAGATAAAGAACGATTATCAATTGATGCTAAATTACAATTAGCATATAATAAATTTAATGAAGATAAACCTAATCTTTTAACCTTTTTTGATTTGATTAAACGAATGAATGGTAAAAAAGAATTGAATGTAAACTCTCCTGTTCTTGAGCCTGTAAAGGAAAACCCTCAAGTAGAAACGCAGGTTAAAACAGTTTATGATTTAATTCTTGGTGGTGCTTCAGTAACTTCTGATTCAAAAAGTTATTCTACCACACTTGCTAATCTTAGTTTTCAAATCAATCAAGCAAAAAAACTTATGGCTGATATGAAAGGAGAAAAAATTTAATGAAATTTTACGTTCTTACAGAAAACAAATTGATTGAAGCTACTGCTGAGCAGTTAATAGATCCAAAGATGGATTTATATAATGAAAAAGGGATTAAAGTAGACCGTCCGCAGGTTTCTGTTCCTGCGATTAAAACTGGTGGTAATACAGGAGATGATCCAGAAAAACGTTTAACAGATATCATGAAGGAAGTGGCTGAATTGACCACTTCTGCTAATGATCTTAAAGAAGCGAAAGAAGAAGTAGAAGCAAAGTTGGGTGCTTATCAAGAAGCTGTTAGAAAAGGCATGATTTTACCAACCGGTGATGTGAGTCCTGAAGCTGCAAAGAAACTTGGACAAGGTTTTTACAATATGGCTCGTCAAGGTAAGGGGCTTGATAATGCATATGAGTTCACTTATCAACCACCTGAAGATAAGAAAAAAGTGTTAGCTGAGTATTTGGTGTTGGTTACTCAGGCCGGTTTTTTAGGTGATGACGCTTCTCGAAAAGAAATTCTTAATCGTTGGGGAAGTCCTCTTGATATGAACAATCCTCAAAAGACTGGAACTACAGCAATTGGGGATACTGGGAATACTTTTGTAATTCCTGAAATTGTTGAAGAAGTGGTTTTAGGTTATACTCGTGAAAATTCTGTAATCATGCAGGAAGCTACGATGGTGCCTATGTTAAGTGAAACTCATAAATGGCCGGTTGAAAGTACTGGAACTTCTTTTGTATGGGAAGGGGCGGCAACTGAAAGCACTCCAACAACTTCTGAAGCTGAGTTGAATGCTAAAGAAGTGTCTTCTTATGCGGAAGTTAAAAAGAAAACCCTTCAGGACTCTAGAACTGATATTGTATCTTGGGTAACTGGTTTAATGTTTAATGAATTGGGCCAGGAACTCGATGACCAAGCGTTCAACGGAACAGGTTCTCCATGTTCCGGCGTTATGACTGCAATTTGTGGACATTCTGTAGTTATGGGAAGTGGCAGCACTTCTTTCTCCCAGGTTACAGATAAAGAGTTTTCTTTGATGATTGAAGCCTTAGATGGTATGCGAAAAGTTGGAGCAAAATATTATCATAATGGCTTGGTACAACATTATGTACGTCAGGTTAAAGATGATAATGGAGCATTTATCTTTCAACAGTTGATGGGCTCTCCAACTCCTCCAACTATCTTTGGGCAGCCCTATCGAGAGGTTACTAAAATGACTGGTACTGATGCTGTTAATACCGCATTTGGTCTTTATGGTAATCTTCGAAAAGGGTTCTTTCTTGGACCACGTTTGACGAGTTCTGTTTTAGAAGTTAACTCTCAAGCGGAGACCCCATTTTTGAATCATTCTGTATGGTTTAAGATTTATCAGCGGTGGGGTTTGAAAGTTGTTTTGCCACAATACTTTGTACGATTGATGACAAACGCAAATTAAATTTAATTTGGAGGGAGAGGGTTTATTCCCTTTCCCTCCAATAATAAAGGAGAAATACAGATATGGCGCAACGGGTATGTAATAAATGTGGGAATGTTTTACGTTTTGCAGAAGGACTCCCTGCTAATATAGCATGTGAATCTTGTGGAGGACCTGTAATATTTTTTAAAGAAGAAGTGATTTTATTTAGTCCAGATACAGGGAAAAACATCACTTTAAAAGAAGCGGAAAAATTTGATTCTAAAAAGAAAATATGGATAATTAATCCACAAAATAAACTAAGTGTTACTATTCCGGTGAAGCCATTTTCTGAAATTACTAAAAAGGTATCAGTTATTATAGTTGGAAAAGATCAAGTTAATCTTACTCAAAAATGTATTGAAAAAGTAAGAGAAATTTCTTGTGATGAAATTATTTATGTAGATAATGGAAGTCAAGAAGAAGAAGTTACGTCTTGGGTAAAAGATCAAAGAGATGTAATATATATTCCTCTTTATCAAAATTATGGATGTGGGATTGCTAGAAATGTTGGATCAATTAAAGCTAAAGGAGAATATTTATTATTTCTTGATAATGATCAGTTTGTTCCTAAAGATATTATAGAAAAATTAATGAGTTGTAAAACGGATTTAGCCGGAGTGGAAAAATGGAAGATTTCCCCTTCTGGAGATGCGAGTTTAATAGATGTAGGGGATAAATTTTTTAACTTTTATATTGGGGCTGGATGTTCATTAATAAAAAGAAGTTTATTTCTTTCTATTGGAGGGTATAGCGCAGAATATAGTCCTGCTTGGTATGAAGATGTAGATATATGTATGAGACTTCTTCAAAGAGGACATACTTTGGGATATTATAAAGAAGCTGAAGTGAAACATGTGGGAGGGGGAACTGTAAAAAAACAAAAGGATTTTGATTCCAGTAAAATTAAAGGTCGGTCAAAACAGGCTTTTGTTAAAAATTGGGCTGATTTTTTAGAGCAGTCTAATATTGCACCTGTCATTAAATCCCCCCCTATTAAAAGAAGGAAAAATACAAAACCTGAAATTGTTATGATAGTTGATGTCCCTGGATGGGCTTGGGATATAAAAACAGACCAAGTTGTTAAATACCTTTCTGATGAATTTAATATTAAGAAAGTTTTTTTTGAAGGAGGCAGTATTCCAAAAGAGGCTGATTTATATTTTACTTATGAAATCCCTTTTGTATCAAGAATTAAAGATACCCCTTTAGGTCGAACTATAACAGGAGTTACAGCTCATGTATATGAGAATTTTAATGGGTATTCTAATATATTGAGTGATTGTAAAGCAATTCATGCAAATAGTATGTTACTTTATAATGAAGTTTCTAAATATAATAAAAATTGTTTCTATGTTCCAAATGGAGTTAATGAAAAGCTTTTTACATTTAGCAAAAGAGATATTAGAAAGAAATTTACTGTTGGATATGTTGGAAAACCTGAAGGAGGAAAAGGATTTTATGAATATATTGAACCAGCATGTAAAGAATTAGGAATTAAATTAAAATCTGTTTTACATAGAGTTTCAGATAAAGGACGCATTCCTCATAAAAAAATGCCATTTCTTTATGAAGATGTAGATTTAATTATGATTGCTAGTGTAAAAGATGGAACTCCAAATCAATTATTAGAAGCCGCCTCAGTGGGTAGAACTTTTATTGGCAATAATATTGGTAATGTTCCAGAATTTTGTAATGATACAAATGGAGTTATGGTAGATGAATTAAATAAAGATGCTTATATAGATATATTAAAAATTTTAATGGAAGATAGAAAATTGTGTCAACAAATGGGAATTGATGCAAGAAAAGAAATTGAAGAAAATTGGACTTGGGAAAAACAAGCTGAAAATTATCGAATCATGTTTAGGGATACTTTGGAGGGGATATCATGAAATGGCAAGATATTTTCATTTCCGCAGAATCATTAGATTCTATAAAAGAAGTAGCAAAACTTAAATATGGGACAAACCCGGCATGTTCTCTTTTTCCATATTGGAGTGAACGAATGAACCATCAAATTGAAAATGAATTGAGAAAAACTAATAGACTTCCATATGGTTTTGTTGGAGACGGTTGGCCAATAGAATGTAACCAAGATTCTGCTATAGTATTTGATAAATTAG